AAATATGGCAAAAAGTAAGGAGATAGTAAAATGGCAACCGAAAAGCAAACGGAAACTGGGCAGACACACGAAGTCAGCCAACAAACACAAGTCAGCAAAACCATACCGAGGACAAGGAAGATGAAACTGAAAGGATATTTTAAACCCACCCCCAAGCGGTTCAGGGTATTAGGTGACAGCATTGCCGCTGCATCTTTGTTCGTTGCCGGGCTTAACCTTGACCATCCCAAGTTGATGCTGATTTCAGGTGTGTGCGGTGCGGTCGGCAAGTTCGTGACCAATTTCTTTGCGGAGGATGAAACGAAGTGATTGGCTTTTTGTGCTTTGTGGTGTACTTATCACTGTGCTTGTCTTTGGGCATTGCCCGACACAACAAAAACCACAGGCAGACACAGGACTGGTAGATAGTTTAAATGCCGAAATTGACAGCATCAAAAACGAGTATGCTGCGCTGTTGATCAACCGACCTGAAAAGATAAAAACCCTTCGCCAAATTAGGACAAAATATGTCCACGATACGCTGACCATTACCCAGCTTCAAAAAGACACGGTTAAACTTGCCGCCCTGATTGACGAAAATCAACTTTGCTGGGAGATTATCTCCGATGACAGCGTGGTAATTTACAGCCAAGAGCAAGTCATAAAATTACAAGATAGTGCGATAACGCATTTAGAGGCCATTACAGCCACTCAAAATAAGCAGTTGGTACAATGTGCCACAGATAACAATAAAATGCGTAGGAAACGAAATGCGTGGCGAAATATCGCAATCTTATCATCATTATTATTCATAGCAAAATGAAAGCACTGCAAGAACTACTGAACAAAAACGGGGCAAACCTGAAAGCGGATGGGGTTATCGGCCCGAAAACAACCGAAGCACTGGCCAACTACATAGCCAATGAGCTGAAAAAACGCAAGTGGTTGCCGCAATACCACGGGATTGTATGGCTTCGCACGGATGATAAGCTGACAAATAAGTTTGAAGATTACTGCGTAGTCTACAAATACGGGCAAATTGTCTACGTTTGCCCTGCATCCACTACCGCAGGTGACTTCTATGTTTACAATCCTCTCACCGTTGGTGGGATAAATGGCACAGCAGTAGCCACTGAACAGCAGGTTGTCGGTTCACACCGCTTTGTAACAGGTGCAAAATGGTCTAATTTGTGGCTTGGTGCTCCTTATTTTCAGCAGATTTTGCCGATTACCATCTACCGGGATGGGACAAAAGACAGACAACTTGACCAAAAAGTGACGCAGTTCGGGTTGTTTGGCATAAACTTTCATCGTGCCGGGCTGGGTGACTGGGTAAATAAGTGGTCGGCAGGGTGTCAGGTTGTACCTGATAAGCACTGGTTCGAGATTGTGAAGCGTTTTAACGCAGGGCAGACCATTGATTTTACCCTATTTTGCACATTCGGATAAGCAAAATTCTGTAAAATTGCTCATTCCATTGAGCAAAATCACTCAATGCTTTGTGTAAAAACTATCGGTGGACATCCACCAAGTTGATAAGGTGTTCGATTGAAAACTTGACAATGTAAGTCAACTCACCGCACACAATAATTGTCAACGGCTTTTTTGGTGTGCTGCGATTGTCGGGCATCATGCAGTCAATTTTGTACAAACATACGGGGAATGTCGGCTCTTGGTACAAATCAACTTCGGAAGGTGCAATCCCCATTTCATACAGGGCATCTTCCATTTCATCCCCTGCAATAACTTCCAAACATAAAGGAGTGTGAAACATTAGTAAACTCTCCCTTCTATTATGCGGTAATTTTCTACGTGGAAATTGCGGTTGGGTAGCACGGTCACGATAGCACCACCATGATTTTGTTTGATGTAGCCATAGGGGTTGTATTCAGGGGTAAGTGTGCAATGACACCCGGTGGAAAAGCAAACAATCTCATCGCCTTTCAGGTTGTTTTCGTGGTGGCTGGATGTTTGGTGATGGTGGCCGATAAGCAGCGAAGATTTAGCCCTCATAAATGCACCACGTGCCGGGTTAACCGGAGCCATGATTGACTTTTGAAATTCGTGGCCGTGCAGGATGTCAAGTTTCCCGGCCTTTATCCGTTCCCTGAACACTACTTTAATATCATATTTTTTAAGATGCAGTTGTTCTTCAAGCGTGATACCATCCAAATCTTCAATGGCACGGGCATTGGATAGCAAATAATGACGCATCCGTTCTTCGTGATTGCCGAACTTGTACCAAATGGGCAGGGTTGGAAATTCCTCACGTAGCAACTGGAAGAAACTGCGTGTCATTATCAATTCCTCACGAATGCTGGGCCGTTTGGTTTCCTGCAAAAAGCGGCTGACCATATACATATCAATTATGTCACCGTTCAGCACAATGCCTGTAATGCCTTTTTCTTTGCCATATTCCAACGATGCCTGAATAGCAAGTGGGTCATGTTCGGGAAAGTGAATGTCGGACATGACAAGGTATTTTCCTGATGGCAGCACAACATCCTTTCGGACTGGCAGCTTTGTGTAAAGACCAAACTTTTTCAGGCCTTCTTCGATGGTAGATTTTCCGGGCATATTTTCGCTGTGTTTTTTTGCGTACGAATTACTACCCATTGAACCTGTGGCTGCTCTTATTTGCTTTCGTACCGCATCCACGTTTGGCCATACTCCGGGGTTTTGTTCGTAAATTAACTTGGCGAGTGTTTGTTTTGGGAGCATCAGCTGCCCATCCATCATGTGCTGATGCATGATAGATTTGACGATTTCAATTTTAGTCATCTATCTATAAAAGTAGTTAGCCCCTGCGATTGCTAACATCCACCAAAAAGTCGATGAATGCTAACAAGGCAGGGGCAATATACAACATTAAACCAAATACCATCTAATTTGTCAGGGCTGTGCCGTTCAATTCATCCTGCCACACCCTTATTTTGAACCAGTCATCCACGCTTGGAATGTCATCAGGCATATCAGCATAGTTGTATGGCTGTGCTTCAATGATTTCATCCTCGCATGGTGGCAGCCATTGTTCTATTGACTTCGGGGTTTCACGTTTATTCAGCATTGTTACCTCCGTATGTTTTTTGATAGTAATTTTCTAATCCATTTTCGTCAACAAAAGATGCAGTATAATCTACATTGTCTTGTCCTGCTTGATAAGCATTTTCAATCTGCTCCTTTTCCATTTCTTTGGCTTGTTCAAAATCGTGTTGCATCACCCATTGTTCGTGCATACCTAATTTGCTGAAAAAAATATCCAACGCTGTCTGTTTCATTTTTCAATCTCCTTCAATGCAATGGTGTCACTTCCTGCCACATACACAGCAGGTTGAATGATATCCCCATCATCGGTAACAGGCAGCACCCCTTTTTCTTCCGACTTGTATGCCCATTTAGCAAGGTCTTCAATGGTGTTCATTTTCATTTTAGCAGCTGACCATTCATCAAGGTGGTCAAACTTCCAGCGACCTGCACCGGAACGACACTGGATTTCAAAGCCCATGTGCTGAAATGTCTTGCCATACATCTGTGCTTCGTTTATGGCCTGTGATTGTATCTGCTCCTTTGCCGCTTTGATTTGCTTTTCAATGCGGGTGAGTTGGCAGAACGCATCCAAAGCGGATGCGTTGCCTTCCTCTACATCAAATAATAAATTCACGATGTCCATCATGGCTTCAATATTATTACTTCCTTGAAGTTACCGAGATTAACCCACTCCACCAGCTTTGTCAACTTGTCCTGCGCCCAGTCAGGGATATACTTTTCGTTGCATTCGATGAACACCTTGGGGTAATCATACAGGCATCGGCCCAAACCGAACTGCACCGCAGCCCTTTTCATTGCATCACTGATACCACCCTTTTCAGGTTCGATATTTGTCTTTGATGCACCATCTTCCCGGTAGACAAATTGACCATCCAAATACACGGTCAATCGGCAGATAAAGCCGTTGGTTATCTCCCTGAACTCCGATTTCCAATTTATCGGCCCGAAGGCAGCGTCAAAGCGTTGCATTACGCATCTGTTGTTAATGTACGGCACGACAATCATTTTGCCTGTGCTGGTAACTGATTGCACACGCCATTCAATCTCGTTTGGCTGAATAGGTGCGGTTAGTGTTTCATTCATTGTCCTTGGAATATTAAAGTGTTTGTCTTGATTTTGCCTTGTTATTTTAAATTGTCCGTGTGGATTGTGCCCAAAATCCTGATTAAGGTTGGCAGAATTTCAGCAGGGATGCTAACGCATTTGCGGCCATCTTGACCGGGTGCAAATTCCTGAATGAAATAAATGGTGTTGCTGTCATCTTCCCAGTCAATGTTGTAGGTGACATCATCGTGTTCAAATTTGGCAGAGTAGCTGCCTGTGTGTGTGACTTTTATTTGTGTTTCCATGATGCAAATATAATATACTTTTTTATATTTTCAAACTTTCTGCAATTTTTTTTATCAGGTCATCCGAAATCGGTTCAGCGTTAAATCCTTTTTTCCGATATTTTTTGAGTGTCTTTTCAAGTTCGTCATCAGGAACCGGCTCAAAGGATAGCATCTGGTCTTTCCAATATACCACCGTTTTGTAACCACGATCTTCCGTTGTCATACCTTTTTAAATTCATTCAATTTTTCTATTTGTAAATTATAACAATCATCTTTAAATGACCAACCATTAACATCAAAGCTATCCTTTTTGTTAAATGTTGCTTCATTGAAAAAATCGTTTTTTTGTTTATAACCTAACAAATAACACTCTTCAAAATTTTCATTTATTCTCAAAAAAAAATAAAAATCACATTTTTGTTTTGTGTTAAAATTAGAAATACTGCATAAATAGTTAGGTTTAGGTATCACAGTTGTTCTTTTGGTTTTAACATCTATCTTAAAATTATCTATCATTAAATCATAATCATAGGTAGAATTAAAACTTACATTGTAACCGTTTTTTTTAAAAATATCATAAATAATAATTTCACCCAAAGCTCCAAATATATTGCTATTTCCTTTTGTAATAGAACCTTTTAGCTCTTTAAAATTGTATAATTTTTTTGCTCTTTCAATTTGTTCCTGTGATATTTTTATAATTTGCATACCTTATTGGGTGCATTATTGCTAAACAGCTGGTAAACTACACCTGATAGGGTGCATTCACAATCTCAAAGGCCGTGTCAATTACTTGCTGTTCCTTTTTGCTTTTGTACTTGCTGGGATTGTTCAGGGCCTTTATCACGGTGGCATAACTTGCCACACCTTTACAGGCATCGACAACCTGCATCTTCATGCCTTTACGGGCGTGTGTAATAAAGTGTTTGCGTTTATCTTCGTGTGTCATTTTTTTTGTTTATTATGTGATTTGCAAATTCGGTCATTAACTTATCAACTTCATAAGTATTTTTATCTTCTGTGTTGTTTTCATTTTTGGTTGCAATTTTCAGCAGGATAAGATACCCGATAAGGTCATTGAGTGTGTCCTCATCGGGTGCTTCCATCCCGGTTGTTTTGATGCGGCTCAACTTGTCATCAATGCGGACAAGCAACTGCTCTGTGGTGGATGCCTTGCTGAAAACTCGCACCGGATCCAGTGCGGAGTTTCCATACTTGGCATTCTTTTCCACCAACATTGAGCAGATTTGGTCGCAGGTTTCAATGATTTTGTTCTGCATTAGAACGGTAAATCGTTTTGTTCGTTTTCCATTTGGGCAGCATAGTCATTTTTGAAGTTTTCCATGATGCCCCCTTTGTCCGCTTTGAAAAGATTTTCTCTGCTTACATTTTTGTTAGTTACATTATTGTAACTTTTAGCACCCCCCACATAGGTTGCAGGTTTCTTCGCTTCCCGTTCTTCTTTTGACTGCGACAAGGCAATGTAATGGGTTTCTCCGAACTTTCCTTCGGTCTTTCTTTCAGCACATACGAGCTTGATGTACTTCTTTCCGTTCTTGGCGGTAGTGATTGCCTCACTGGGCAGGTCACTTAAACATATATCGAGTATTAACATGGTGCAAATATAGTAAATTAAACTTAAAATATACGCAACTGGGCTGCAAAATCTTTGTATCTTTTTTCTGCTGCTGCAAAATAATCATGGTCAAGTTCGCACCCGATAAAATCAAGTCCTGCTTTATGTGCGGAAATTCTGCTGCTGCCACTTCCCAAATGGGTGTCCAGTATTTTATCGCCTTGCTTTGCGTAGTTCTTAAAAATCCAATCGTAAAGAGCAACTGGTTTTTGAGTTGGGTGTATTTTATGGGTTTGGTTATGTTTGTGGATTGAATACCTATAAATTTTAGCTGGTTTTTTCAATCCCATAGAAACCCAAGCATATTCAGCAGAAGCAAAATTATCAACTGTTTGTGCTTTATCCCATATTAAAAAATACTCGCTTGGTGGCATTACAAAATTATTTGCACCCCAAACTATTTGATTTTTTGAAACTCTAAATAATTCGTTAAAATATTCTTCAGTAGGTTTTTTATCCCATTCTAATTTATCTTTATAATTTCCTTTAACACCACCTAATCTTAAACTACCTTTTTGTAGTCTTTCTAAACCATAAGGCGGGTCAACAACTGCCAAATCAAAATACTTGTCAGGATAGCGTGACATTAAGGCCATGCAGTCCTCGTTGTAAACTTCACTTATCATATCTGTTCTGCAAAGTTTTGATAAGCATTTTTCACCGCTTCCACCTTCCGGGCAAATGATTTGTCAAAAGTCATCAGGTTGTCCACCGTTTCAATGCTGTGTATCATTGTGGAGTGGTCACGGCCACCGCATATTTGCCCGATTTTTTGCAACGATAACGAGGTTTTATGCCGCAAAATCCAAATGAATATTTGCCGCAATTCCAACACCTCACGTTTACGGGCTTTCACCTTGATAAATTCGGGCTGGTAGTACGGAAATACAGACCTGATTGCAAGGTGTGTGGCCTTGATATGCTCATCATCCTTGTCAATGTCCTGTACTTTCAGCACGGTTTCCAATTCCCTGATGCGGATTTGCTGGTGTCTGATTACTTCTTTCATTCTGTCGATTTCACTTTGGCGAAATGTTGTGCGGCTGTTGCGCTGTGGTGCTTTTAATTGTGTTCTCATGCTGCAAATATAGTTTAATTATTTATATTTAGAAAATATATTCAACTGTTTTACCCATAAAATTGCATTGCAGCGTTCCTGTCATCCCATTACGGCACTTGCTGATAATGAGTTCAGCATCTTCAAGTTCAGGTGGATTGCCGCCATTCTTCTGGGCTTCGTAGTAATCAGGTCGGTAAGGGAATAACACCGTGTCCGCATCCTGTTCTATGGCACCAGACTCCCGAAGGTTTGCCAACTTTGGGCGGCTGTTTCCTTCCTCTGTTCCCCTGTTAAGTTGTGACAAGGGCATCACCGTACATCCGCATTCTTTGGCTATCAGTTTGCATTGCCGGGATATGTTGGCGATTTCCTGCTCCCGATTTTTACCGCCTGTGCTTTTGACCAACTGCATATAGTCAATGATTACCAAAGTGGGTTTTACCTTCATGGTTTTTATTCGGGTTTTGATTTGTGCTATGTCCAGCATTGTGCTGTCCTCTATTTGAAATTTGTAATCAATGAGCAGTAATTCACGTGCGATATTCTCCAATTCAAATTCATTGACATCAGCGTTTCTCACTTTTAGGTTGTCCACCCGACCAAGGGATGAAAGTATGCGGTCTGCAAGTTGTTCTTTTGACATCTCCATACTGAACATTATAACCCTGCCACCCAGCTTTGCATGAGCAATCCCGATGCTGACTGCAAATGCTGTCTTACCCATGCCGGGCCGACCTGCCACCACCACATTTTCACCGGGAACAAAACCACCGATGTACTTATCCAATCTGGTGAACCCGGTGGGCAATCCAATAGTTTTAATTTCGGATTTGCTTCGTTTCTCCAAGTTATCAAAGCGGTCACCGAGTAGAGTAATCAGGTCAACAGCTTGTCCGTTTTCGTTCAGTTGTATTTCATCAATAGTTTTTTGAACTTCCGACATGGACTGCATTATTTCACTTCCGTTGGTCAGGTCATTGACAATTTTTGTCAAGTCAATAGTCAGGGTTTTGCGGATGTATTCCTGATGCAACATTGAAACCAACCGAGTAATGCTTTCTCCTGTGTAGTAGTTGTTCAGTCCTGCGATGTCCATTGCCATATCCCGGTGCTTCATTACCACCGCCACGTTGTCGATGTGTTCGTTGTTCAGGTACATCGCCTGAATGGTCAAACATAGGGTGCGGTATTTTGGCACGGTGAACCATTCACTGCGTACCGTTGCGGTAAGGTCAAGCTGCTTACCTTGCAACCACGTTCCGAGTATTTGTTGCTCAATCATGGTAAATAATTTATGGCCTTCGCCTGTTCAACTTCCATAGGTTTCAAAAATGGGATGGTGTTTGCAAGTTTGGTTTTCCAGTTCTTAATCTTTTTTCCGTGACCATCCACCCACCCGGCTTCCACCCATTGATTGTATTTGGCTTCAATAGGGTAACGATAACCGGGTTTCAGTCCTTTCATTCCGTATTCGCAAAATTCTTCAAGCGTAGGTATTGTATTTGTATTTCTTTTTTTATTTACAATTACATTTTCATTTTCATTTTCCATATGTTTAACATATGTTTTTGATATGTTATTCATATCTTTTTTTATTCTGTTATTCCTACGACTTTCGGAATATGCCTTACGTTTTTGAACTTCCGCAGACAACCTTTCATTCAGGTAGTTACCATTTTCATCCTTTACAAACTTTGAAAATATATCTTCATCATATGTGCCACATATCTGTAACATATCTTTTTCAGTCAGTATGCCTTTTTGGTGTTGTAGGCATAGCAGGGTAATGTATTTTCCTTTTTGTTCCATAGTCAAAAGCATTGTTCCGGTCAGGAAGTCGCTGGAATAAAATAGGAATGCTGGGTCTTTGCTCATTGTTTTTGTCCTTTCAAGGTTAATTTTTTACACTGGTTGTAATAGATGATTTGCAGGTCAAGTTTCATCCAAAGGTACTCACATTGTAATAACGTAAGCACCTTGTTTTCTCGCCTGTAATTTTCATACTCTTTGCGCAGTTCAAGTTCTGCGATTTGTTCGTCACAATATGCGACTGGTAATGGTGTGGGTTTGTAAATGTTCATAAAAAAAACACCCACACTTTCAAGAGTTGAACCCGGCCCCAAGATAGCCGCCTCTTTACTTGCGTGGGTGTTGATTATATTTTTTCTCATTTGCTTGGTTTTCGGCAGGGGGTTCAGTCCTGTTATTCCGATATGCAATTATAAAACAAAGATTTTAGATTTCCAAATTATTCGTTACAATATTGTTGATTTTCGTGGTAATCAATGTCGCTTTGTTCGTCACGTTCCCATTCAATCGTCTGGGTGATGTACCATTGCCATCCCTTTTCCCATTCTTTAAACTCATCGGAGTTTAATTCAAAAGGATTTTCGCCTTCGGTTTCGTAGTAATTAAACTGCTGACTGGCTATCCAGCCCATTTCAAAAGGTGTTTTTGTGTTTTCCATGCTGCAAATATAATATAGAAAACTATACTTGCAATAGTTTTTGTTAAATTATTTTTATCAAAGTTATCCACAATATAAGAATATCGAACTTTTACGAATAAACTTTGTGCAGTGAAGAAGCATACGAAGGTATATCTTGACCATTTCGGCTATGACAAAAGTGATTTCATCCCTTGTGAGGTGTGTGGCGCACAAGCTGTGGACATTCACCATATCGAAGCCCGGGGGATGGGTGGAAGCAAACACGCTGATGTGATTGAAAACCTGATGGCGTTATGTAGAAAAGACCATGCCCGATACGGGGATAACAAGTCATTCAAAGATTGGCTCAAAAAAGTTCACGCACTTAAACTTGAACAGGCGCACAGAGATACTGATTGAGTTAGCCAATTCCAAATGGCTTCCTGACTTCTGTAATAAAATTGGAAGTCATGTCGCTGCCGACCTACAACAACACCTTTTGCTAATATGCTGTGAAATGGATGCCGACCGCCTGATACAACTGCACCAAAGCAATGGACTGGTGTACTACCTTGTCCGGGTGGGGTGCAATGCGGTCAACGGCAACAGATACACAAAGTTTTATCGGGACTTTATCCGTTCAATGGATCCGCTGCCTGATGAATACGATGAGGAAGCCGAGGACTACGATGAAACCCACCTGCGTAAAAAACAAGAAGCGGTGCAATCGGTAAACTTCAAAGAGGTGGCTAATCACTTTAACCGTTCCGAATGGTACGTGGTTAAACTATGGCAGCTATGGGAAGACAAACAAAGCATGGCATTGATGGCCCGGGAAACGAAAATCAATTACCGGGAGATTAGCCAAATCATAAACGCAATCAAAACACAAATCAAAGAAAAATATAATGAATACGATGACTGACATTTTGGGAGTGGCCGCATTGTGCGTTCTGCTTTCCCGGTACTTTTTCCCACCGATGATTTCATTTGTCTATGCCTTGGACAGCCGTTACCGCAAGACAATCAAACCTTTTGAATGCGGTTTCTG